TGAAATCATTGACATTATGCAAAACGGAAATGCCTCCGCTGACGATATTGATTTTGGTACAGTTGCAATCTCTGACGATGCATTCAAAGCTCGCCAATCATTACAAATTAACAAACAGTTTATTCAAGAAGAAGTAATCGCATGGATGTCAACATACCATCCTGGATTTACTTATAACGTCGATGCTTGTAAGAGAGACTTAGGCATCTTCCTTGATACTGTTGGTTGGGATGTACAGCATGGCGGAAACGCTGCAACAGTCAACAATACAAGACTTTACTTCGAAAATGCATTACCAGTATTAACTGATAACGAAATTGTTCCAACATCAGGTTCATATGACTTTGTATCAGAATTAGCTGGTAAAATTGTACGTGGCGAAGAGTTCACAGCTCTTTCATCTAACACTGCTGTACAATTAGTTGATAGTGCTAATGAAGCATACACTCCAACTGATGCAACATATGATCCAGTAACTGGTGAAATGGAAATCACAATTGGTTCCCACACATATGCAGCTGGCGATAAAATTACTATTGACCCAGAAGGTATTACCTTTAGCTGTGGCTTTGGTGGCGGTGGTGTTGATTCACATCCAAATGCAAATGATTCATACTTACGTAAACCATTTACGATTTCATCTGTAACTTCTACGACAATCCTTCTTAATGCTGGAGCAGCTGGAACTAATACAGATCCTCATACCTTTGTATCAGCAACAGCTCAGTGTGTAAGATCAGCTAATATGGCAGAATCATATACACCTTCAAACGTTGCATACAATCACTTGACTGGTGTTATGACAATGACATTAGGTAACAGACATCTATTTGAAAAAGGTGACTATGTTATCTTTGACGAAAATGCAATTACCTTCTCTTGCCCAACATCACCAAGTGATCCTACACCAATTAATATCTCACACCCACGTCCAACTGATCCAATCTTTAACAAACCAGTTAGAATTGACTCAGTAACAGAAACAACTGTTACAATGTACGTTGGAAAAGCTGGTGTTGACAAGGTTCACACATTTGTAAGCTCCTTAGTTGGTGGCGTAAGAAGATCCCTAGATGTAACAATTGCAACTAAGGTAAAAGACTTATTCACAACAATCGCTGAAACCATTAGAGAAAATGATGGTACAGTTGCTGCAGTAATGGAACCAGTATATGCACTTCCATCTAATTACAATGCAACAATTAAAGCACAGTCTGAGAAAATCCTAGGTCAAAAACCTAAGTACCAAACTGAAATCATTGACTATATTACAGACACATATGATGGCTTAGGATATGAAATTTCTAAATGCCCAAGAGATGTTGGCTATATTGTTGACTCGGTTTCAGAAGACTTGGAATATGGTGGCGATAGTGCGACAATCTATAATGCTCGTTACTACTTTGAAGGTGCAATCAACGTACTTCCTCAGTACCAAAGAGAACCAACTAGATTAGCTTGGGAACACCTTGCTGATGTAATGGAAAAAGTTGTTACAAATACTGTTAATGAGCCAATCTTTGGTGCGCAGTTTACTCCAACTGGAGCAGTATACAACCCAGTAAATGGTATGATGGAAGCCACAATTGGTTCCCACACATTACAAGTTGGTGACCATGTTTGGTTTAAACCACAGGGTATTACATTCAGCTGTGACAATGGAAGTGGTGTACAAAACCACGCATCACCGGAAGCACATCACAGATTCTATAACAGAGCATGTCCAGTTATTGGTATCACTGGAACAACCATCACAATGTGGGTTGGTGATGCTGGAGCATACACAGGTGCTCATACATTCGTAAGTGCAGTACCTAATGCAATTAGTGAAATCACTGGTAACATTAAATATCAAGATGTTTCAGGATTTGCTGCTGATTCGGCTACTGGTACTGAAGCTAAGAGACTTACAAATATAATTTCTGATATTGTTGACGATCGTCTTGTAATCCCAGATTACACAGGTTCACTTGATATTACACAAAAACCAGAAACAAGAATCTTAGGATTACCAACAGCGGATGCAGCTACTGCACCTCTTATGGATCCAGCAAGAACATTTGCTCGTAAAACATTACAATGGAACAGAGCGTTTATCCAAGAAGAAGTTGTACGTTTTGTACGTGACAACAACTATTCATATGATGAAGATAAATGTGCAAGAGACATTGGATTTATTATTGATGCGGTTGCAAGAGATGTTGAAACTGGATCTGATTATCCTTCCAAGTATTATGGTAGAGCTTACCGTGTAGGTACAGTTGGTGCTGATAAAGTAATCGAAGAGCAATTAGCAGAAACTATTTCAGCTATTGAATATGTAAGAGATGATATTTTACCAAGATTAACTGGTACATCTCTTACAGCAGCAACTCAAGCGTTTACTAACATTATTAGTATTATGACTGATGGAACAACTGGGTTAACATACTCTAGCTTTGGAACAGGCAACATTGGTAATACTAATGCTAATGCAACTGATGGCTTACAGGCTAACAAAGCATTCTTACAAAAAGAAGCTACAGCATGGATTAACTTACAGATTTCTAACAATGTATCTGGGTTCGTAGGATTAGTATACAATCAAGCTAAATGTGAAAGAGATACTGGATTGATGATTGACGCAGCATCATTCGATATTAGACATGGTTCTAATGTTGCAATGAGAGACTTCGCAAAACTTTACTTCGAAAATGGAGTAAATGTTGGTTTACCTGCAGATCAAAGAGCACCAACCGCAGCAGTATTTGCACACATTGCTGATGTTGCTGAGAAGGCAGTATTGAAGCAATCAATTACACCAACAACTGGTAACGTTCTTACCCCAACTACATCGTTCGGAAATGTTGTTGGTCAAACAGGTGCTGATGTTGAAAACCTTATCCTGATTGTAAGAGATATTATTGCTGAGGATTCCCTAATTAATCTTCCTCAAATCCAAGAAGCTCAAACAACTGCGGCCGCAGCTCAAAACTACAACGAAGCTGCAGCGGTTACAATTATCAGAGATCGTAAAGCACCACTTGGAGCAGCGGTTGTTCAATACCTTGCAGACAACTTCCACTTCCTAGAATATAGTGAAGAACGTTGCCGCAGAGATGTTGGTTATATTGTTGATGGTATCAGCCACGATATTCAGTACGGTGGTAACACTGCTACTCATGGAAATGCTGAACTTTACTTTAAAAATGCTATTAACTTATTACCAATGGATCAGCGTAGAGCAACAAAAGAAGCATTTACTCATATGTCAAAAGTTGTACGTTGGGTAACACGTAATGAAATGGTACCTCGTAAACTTGGCCGTCAATGGACTCCATCTACAGCTACATACGATCCAGATACCGGAATCTTTACTGCAACACTTGGCGCAAACCACAACTTAAATGTTGGGGATCACGTAATTATCGCACCTGAGAGCATTGTGTTTACATGTTCCTTAGATGGTAATGTTGCTGAACATCCATCGCCAGAAGCAGGTGATCCATACTTTAACGCTCCAATGTTAATCACTGCAAAAGATGCAACAACCATCACAATGCAGGTTGGTAAAGTTCCTTATGGTAAAGGTGGTGGAGCTCATACATTCGTCAGAGCTTCTCTAAATGCTATCACTCATGTGACAGGAAACCACGTTAAACAAGAAATGCCATCCATCGCAGCCAGAAGAGAAATTGCAAACGAAGCAATGGAACTTGGCATGATGGTAGCAAATATCGCTGATGATAATGATGCAAGCAAATTACCATCCAGAAGAGATCCACATATTGCATGGATCGAAGCTGATATGTTAGCTGCTAAAAACATCATTGATGATAATACCACAATGATCGCAGATGAGTTACAAACTTATATCTACGAAACTTATAATGGTATCAGCTACGCCAAAGAGAAATGTCGCAGAGATGTTGGCACTATGGTTGACGCACTATCACACGATATGAACTACACAACTAACTGGGCATCCCTCAGAACTGCAGAACTTTACTTTGTAAATGCTACTTCAATCTTACCAGCAGATCAAAGACAACAAACTGCTACATTCTTCGGTGAAATGGCTTCCCTAGTATCATTGGTCGCACAAAGAGCTGCGGCAAATACAGCACTTATGAGTCATACATCGGTTGTACAAGATATAACAACACACGACGCAGCCACAGCTGTTGAAGGTGAAGAAGCTGCAGACTTAGTAAGAATTGTTGAAGATACAATTAGAAGAGATAGCATGGACGGTATGCCATCAGTTCTCGAGCCTAATACTTCTTGGGTTGACAATAGTAAGGTATGGGCTGCTAAACAAATCGATGATAATCTTGATGAATTGGCTGACGATGTTACTCAGTTCTTAAAAGACACATTTACAATTATCGATTACTCAAAAGCCAAATGTCGCAGAGATGCTGGTTATATCCTAGATGCTATGAGCTGGGATCTTAACTATGGCGGTAACCTTGCTACGAGATGGAATGCAGATTTCTATTACTGGAATAACGAATTAAGAGTTCCAGAAGATACAAGAGTTGCTACAGCTCAAGCTTATCGTCAACTTGGCCGTATCGTAAAAGATGTAGTAGTTGGAGAATATCCAGGTCAAAGAATCCGCACAGAGCTTGGTACAGATGTACAAGCAAAACAGGCTGATGACTTGGGAATGATTCTTTATAACGCTCTATACTATAACACACCAAAAGCTCTTGGTCCAACAATTGAACCTAACTTTGCGTGGGAAACAGATAAAACATTCAACTTTGCAAAAGATATTCTAACTAACAATAGAACAAGATTGCAAAAAGAAGTACAAAGATTTATTACTTCTGAATATAAATTTATCGACTTACCAAAAACTTACCGTGATGCTGGTAACCTACTTAAAATTATACAAAACGATTTCAGATATGTTAACCCTGCGGTTGCTATCTCTGGATTGTATAATGAAGTTGGTGCTGGTGCTGATAAGGCAACAAGATCATTTGCCGCAGCATTGTTTAACATTAATGCTGAGCATGTATTCCCAGTGTTTAATCCACCAGAAACATTTACTGATTGGAGAAAACTACGCTTTAAAGGAACTGTGGTAGATGCAGCAGCAAGAGATGCATTAACAGGAGTCAAGCGTTGGGAAGCATATATTATTCCAGTTAATAATAATGCAAACCGTTACGTTGGTGAGATCTGGTATTGGACAGGTGTTACATGGGCAAGCGCAGGAAATAATAACACAGACTTGTTATATTCCTTCTATTCTGCCTGGGAAAAGATGAGAGACTATATAAATAACAATATCGCACCGGATCAAGAACACAGAAATATGGTAACCGAATTGATTGATAACGTACTTATAGACTCAGTAATTAGGCCGAACTTCTTGGCATTTGGATCTCTTGTTGAATCCATTGCTCACCAGTTCAACGGTGCTTCTGCTGGTGTTAACAGAAACGCGTTACCACTCAACTTTAGAAACATTGGTGCAGCGATTGGTGCTACTGCTTCCGTACTATCGGAAAATGGTGGTAGAATCAGATGGTCAGGATCTGACGAATTAAACAACCAGTACTTTGCAAGAGGTCTAAGAATTAATGGTAGAACAGGTCGAATCGAAGGTCGACCGTTTACTTCATCGGTTCGTAAACTTGCAAGACGTGCATCTAACTCAAGGGCATCACTATAATGACTATTACAACGATTAACACAACTCAGGCGCCCGACGCAAAACCGGTAGCCAAATCTTTTACATTATCTACTAATTGGCAAACAATGATCGAAGTTCCAAACTATGAAGTTCCAGAACTAGTGTTTGGTGGTTCAACCACAGTAGAACCAGGTGTTGGCGAAGTTATTTCACCGTTAATGCTCTGTAACTTTACCGCAAATACTGTTGCGGTTGATGTTAGAACATATAGATATGATTTAAATGATACTTTTTGGATTGTGAGAAATATGCAGATTCCTGCGTATGATACAGTCCCACTACCGCTTAACGGTCAGTTCTTTAAATCTGGTGATTTATTAGAATTAAAAACAGACACAAACTTAGCGGTTGATGCGACATTGTCGTTTACACTCGGTCAGTCTGAGGAGGATGACGTATAATGCCATTTAGATCACTTAGTGGAAGCCGAATAATTGGGCAGGGTACTCCGCAACCAGTACCTATTCAATTAGATCCAGCTCCGTACAAAGGTGCCCTTGCCTTTGGTACGGATAATCTGGTTTATGTTTCTTCCGGTACAGCTTGGAATGCAATTGGTGCGGGAACACAAGGTACGACTGGTATCCAGGGAGATGTCGGTAACCAAGGTGTGCAAGGTACTTATGGACCTGGTTTTACAATTATCGGGTCAGTACCTGATGTTAACGTAGATCCACCAAACGACGAACAACTTACTCTCAATACTGCCTTTCCTGGTGCAAATACCGGTGACGGTGTTATTGATAATACTGATGATGAGCTTTGGATTTATGACGGCGCAACTTGGGTAAACTTCGGATCCTTCCGTGGTGTACAAGGTTTCCAAGGTGTGCAAGGTCTGCAGGGAATGCAAGGTACCATTGGTGAAGAAGGTATTCAAGGTAGTCGTGGTTTCCGTGGTTTTCAAGGTACTCAAGGTATTCAAGGCGATACTGGTGTCCAAGGTTTACAGGGTATTCAAGGTAACCAAGGTACGCAAGGCCCACAGGGTACACAAGGTGTTCAAGGTGTTCAAGGATTACAAGGTGACTTGGGTAACCAAGGTACGCAAGGTCCACAATCTATTCAGGGTACTACAGGTATCCAAGGTGATGTAGGTATTCAAGGTATGCCTGGCGATGACGCTGGCATGATTGTTCAGTATAACGTATCACACGAATTTGCTGAGCCATCACCCGCAACTGGCGGGTTTATGTATTTCGACTCTCCAGCAGCTGATACTGGTAACTTAACTGGTGTAAGCAAAATTTGGATTTCAGATTCAGATACATTTAACATTGACTTAACTGCATATTTTACTGCAATTGATGCATCATCATCTGCAAACAAAGCCGTAATGAAAGTTACATTACGTGATAATCCTTCTAAATATGTTATCTTCAATATTACAGAACTTACTGATGATGGCAACTATTGGGATATGGATGCCTCTTATGTATCAGGTACTGCTTTAAAAGAAGATTTTGTTGCAGAAGATTCAGGTAATCCAGGTACATATATTTCTCTTCCTTGTATCGTAGCATTTAGTATTGCTGGTGATAGAGGTTTCCAAGGTATTCAAGGTCCACAGGGAACCCAAGGTGTACAGGGCATTCAAGGTATTCAAGGAGACCAAGGTGTACAGGGAGTACAAGGGGATCAAGGCGTACAGGGTGTTCAAGGTAGCTTAGGTTTACAAGGTGAACTAGGTTTCAGTGGCGGTTTAACGTTTAACTTTGACTATAATAATTCTACTACTGAAGGTTTTCCAGGTCTTAATAGTTGGTTACTTAATGACGCAGACGTTACTCAAGCATCAAAACTTTATATTGACGATTTAACCAACACTGGTAGAAGAGTTGATGGATTGTTTAATTATCTTGATACTCTTACAAGTAATCCAAAAGGTCAAATCTTTATTAGAACGCCAAAAAATAATGGCACTGATGAATACGAATTTATCATTTATAACTTTAGCAACTGGACATGGTCACCTACAGGCACAGGCGCTGACTGGGGACACTTTGATGTTTCATGGGTAGCAAGTTCTACACTTGGTGGAACAGACAGTAGCCCTGGCACAAGTTGGACCACGGGTGCTGTACCAGTTTATGGTGACACAGCAATTGTTGACTTTATCCCTGCAGGCCAAAGAGGTATGCAAGGTATTCAAGGTACAACCGGTCTTCAAGGTGTTCAAGGCTTCTTAGGTAACCAAGGTATTCAGGGTGATCAAGGTACACAGGGTTTCCAAGGTACTCAAGGCTTCCAAGGTGTACAGGGTGACGTTGGTGTTCAAGGTATTCAAGGTACTACTGGTATCCAAGGTGATACAGGTTTCCAAGGTCTACAAGGACATGGTGGTAACCATGGTGGATTAACATTTGAATGGAACTTTGATGCTGACTTAACTGCTCAGTCTAATCCAGGCACAAGCAATTGGAAACTCAATAGTGGTAATATTACAACAGCCACAACACTGACTATTGATGACTTACCGCTTGATAACTTTACAAATGATATTGATGGTATTTTTGATTACTTGCAAGGTAATCCATCTTCAATTAAAGGTCAAATCTTTATTGAAAGTCAGCATGACGACAATGGACCTCCAGGTCACCACTTTGTAGTATACGAATTTACAGATTTTACTTGGGATGCTTCAGGTAATTCTTGGGGTTGGTTTGATATTAACTACGTTGAATCGTCAGGTGTAACTGCAAATGATTGGAACACTGTTGTTACAGATCACGGTCCAAAAACAGTTATTAACTTTATCCCAGCCGGCCTAACTGGTACTCAGGGTATGCAAGGTACAACCGGTATCCAAGGTGATATTGGTTTCCAAGGTATTCAAGGATTGCAAGGAGACCAAGGTGTTCAAGGCGTACAGGGTAACCAAGGTGCACAGGGTGTAGCTGGTGCGTTCGGTGGAGCATCGTTCGAATATGATTACACACCTGATGCAACACCTACAGGGCCTGCAGCCGGTGTTCTTAAATTCAATAATGCTGATATTAGTGCTGCAACTGTTCTTCGTATCAACGAAGTAGATACTAATGGTAATGACATTGAAGCATTCTTAAGAACAATTGATGATTCTTCAAGTGCTACAAAAGCATATATCAAACTTATTTCAATCGCCGATCCAACCGAGTTTGCATTATATGCACTTACAGGATCTTCTGAGCCTGGCGCATACTTTAACTTGAACGTCAATTGGATTTCAAGTTCTGTAAATATGGATGCGACATATCTTACAAATAACGTTGATGTTATAGTTACATTTGCTAGAACTGGTGATTCCGGTATCCAAGGTCTACAAGGAATGCAAGGTACATTAGGTATCCAAGGTGACTTAGGTATTCAGGGTTCTGACGGTGCTGGTTCTCAAGGTATCCAAGGTGTTCAAGGTGACTTAGGTTTCCAAGGTACACAAGGCTTCCCTGGTCCTATTGGTCCACAGGGTGCTCAAGGTACTGATGGTTTACAAGGTGGTCCTGGTTTCCAAGGTTCAACTGGTGGATTCGGTGGTGTAACCTTTGACTATACTTATAGCACAACTACAACAACCACGGCTGATCCAGGTGTTGGTTATATCAGATTCAATAACGCAGCTCTTGCATCAGCTACAGAAATGGCTATTGATGACCGCGATGATGGTTTCAATAACTTAGCTGCTTTCTTACAAACAATTGATGATTCAACAAGCCCAATTAAAGGTCACTTTAAAGTTTCTGAAAAGACAGATCCAAATGATTTTGCAATCTTTACAATTTCAGGATTAGTAGATGAAGCTGGTTGGTTTAGAGTACAGTGTGCTAATATTACTCAGTCTCTTACAAACTTCGCGAATGATGAAGATATTATTATTACATTCGCTAGAACCGGTGACATCGGTCCAGATGGTCCTCAAGGTGTACAAGGCTTTGAAGGTTTCCAAGGACCAGGCGGTTTACAAGGTGGCGGTGGTGGCCAAGGTACTCAAGGTCCACAAGGCATGCAAGGTACCCAAGGTTTCCAAGGTACACCAGGATTTATTGGTGGAGACGGTACACAGGGTTTCCAAGGCTTCCAAGGTGTTCAAGGCTTCCAAGGTGTTGGTGGTGTTGATGGTAACGAAGGTGGACAGGGTGTACAGGGTATCCAAGGTCTATTAGGCGAAGGTGCACAAGGTATCCAAGGTGAAATTGGTGCTCAAGGTATTGCTGGTATCGGTGCTACTGGTATTCAGGGTTTCCAAGGTATCCAAGGTGATGCAATCCAAGGTATGCAAGGTTTACAGGGTGATCCAGGTCCTCCAGGTGCTGGTAACCAAGGTATTCAAGGTCTACAAGGCTTCCAAGGTACTATAGGTGACGTTGGTTTCCAAGGTGTACAAGGTATTCCAGGCGCAGGTGATGCGGGTGTACAGGGTGTACAAGGTATTGATGGTGATCCAGGTGTTCAGGGTTTCCAAGGTATTGGCGGCGACGGTAACCAAGGTGTTCAAGGTTTCCAAGGTGCTGGTGGTATTGGTGATGACGGTATCCAAGGTAACGACGGTGTTCAAGGTACTCAAGGTATTATCGGCGAATCCGGTGTTGGTGGTACTCAAGGTGTTCAGGGTTTCCAAGGCTTCCAAGGTAACCAAGGTACAGCAGGTGGATTAGGTGACGTAGGTGCTCAAGGCCACCAAGGTACACAAGGTGATTTTGGTTTCCAAGGACCTCCAGGTGTTGGTTCACAGGGTATTCAAGGTGGCCAAGGTGTACAAGGTGATCTTGGTATTCAAGGTTTCCCTGGTCAAGGTACACAGGGTATCCAAGGTACTCAGGCTGCTCAGGGTGTTCAAGGTGAACGTGGTTTCCAAGGTACGCAAGGTGCGCAGGGCTTTGGCCCAGAAGGTGCTGTTAACAACATCCAAAACGTTCACGAAACCTCTGTACAAGATACTGCATTGTTCCTCACAATGGTTGAAGGTGGGTCTACTACCCAGCCACTTAGAGCAACAACTGGTCCTAACCCTGGTGGTGAATCCAACTTCTTCTATACGTCAGATGTTGACGAGCTTACAGTAGAAAATATTCAAACTGAAGGTAACTTGGTAGTTGAAGGTACAGCAACATTTAATGGAGCGGTTGAAGGATTTACTTCTAACCTATTCTTCCCAACGGATGTTTTCTTAGGATTCGGTGGATCAGCAGGTGTACCAACAGCTGAGCTTGGTTATAACGGTTCTTCTTCAAGCTTAGTTGTGGATGTTAACACAGCTGTTATGAGTGCATTTAGAATTAGAAATACTTCTACTAATGGTTCCATATTCACAATGAATACAGCAGACGGATCGTTTACTGCAACTGGTGATATCGAAGCTAACTCAGACGAAACTCTTAAAGAGAACATCGAAACTATTAACGATGCACTTCTTAAAGTGGATGAGTTAAGAGGTGTTTACTTTGATATGAAAGCAAATCCAGGTAAACGTAAGACTGGTGTTATTGCCCAAGAAATGGAAAGAGTATTACCTGAAGTTGTTTCAACAGACCCAGAAGACGGAATCAAGAGTGTTGCGTATGGTAACATAGTTGGCCTTCTGATTGAAGCAATTAAAGAACTTAAAGAAGAAGTCGACCAATTAAAAGGTTGATACATGTTTTTAAGTCCAAATTGCGATAATTAAAAAGAGGGGGGCTTAATGCTCCCCTTTTCTATAGCACCATTATTATAAATAAAGAAAAATGGTCCATTCAAAAGAGATTAACAAATGAGTTCTCAAGCAAATATTTACATAGATCAAGGCACTGATTTCAGACTTACCATCGAGCTTTTCGATGAGGACGATCTCGACTTACCTATTAATGCTTATACTTTTTTTAGTGATATAAGAAAACTTTATTCTACTAAAAGAGCGGCAGAATTTGAAATACAAAAAAATGAAAATGATATAACACTTGTATTAGATTCCGATACAACAATCCAGCTTACGCCTGGTAAATACCAATATGATGTTTTAATGAGGAAGCCAACGGGAGAAATTTCCAAAATTGTCAACGGGTTGGCAATCGTTATATCAACCATCACGGAGGTATAAAGGGTGACTGTTAAAGTTAGAGTCGGCCAAACTAAAAACGTACGTTTAGTAGCGTCTGGCGAGAAAAGACCTGTCATTGTACCAGATTCAATTACCTTAGGTGTTGATACAGTTGGTGAATATGTAGGAAAAATAGATGCTGGTGCAGCGATTGTTGTTACACCAGAAACAAACATTGAAACCGCAAACCTAGTAATATCTCATGCTATTACAACCACACAATCTAATACGATTAATGGTGCATTAGAGTTTGTAAGTAATGCTACGTTAGATCAATTTGGTCACGTCACTGGTTTTAGTAATACTGCTTTAAGTTCAGCAAACTTTAGTGCTAACAACGGAGTTATTTCTTCTCAAAACATAACGTTTGGTAATACTGATATTACGCTTGGCGAATCTACAGATCGAATAATGGGTCTGGATAGATTACAAATTGGCACTATTGATATTCAAAACGATACGATAGATTCACAGGGTAATGTCGCTTTCACAATGACAGATCCTTTGGGAACCTATTCATTTGGTGTACGTCGAATTATTGATGTTGATAACCCAATTACAGATACAGATGTTGTTAACAAAAGATATTTAGAAGCAGAAATTGAACGTATTGAGAATACGGTTAAAATTGTTGCTGATCCCATTTTAGACACAGATGCTACTAACAAAAGATATGTTGATGCTTTAGTTCAAGGTTTAATTGTTCGGCCGTCAGCACTTGCTGCAACTACCGCAGATCTTGGTGGTACATTTGAAAGTGGTAATACAACTTACGCGTCAACAATCACATTAGATCCAATAGCAATTCTTTATATCGATGACGTTACATCTTGGGATTTAGGTGACAACTTAGTTGTTAAAGACCAAACTAATCCTTGGGAAAATGGTTCATATGACGTTGTTCAGGTTGGTAGTGCAAATACCGAATGGGTATTCCAAAGAACTGAGTGGGGCAACCAAAGCTATGAAATGCCTGGCTCATATGAGTTTGTTACAGACGGTACAGTAAATGGCGGCACAGGTTGGGTTATAACTGTTAACGATGCTTCAACCTTTAATATCAATGTTGATGCTATTAATTGGACTCAATTCCAAGGTGAAGGTACGTTTACAGCAGGTCGTGGTTTAACACTTAATGGTACACAATTTGTAGTCGATAAGATCCAAGATATTGAACAAATTTCTGGTGATGGTGCCATTATCCTACCGGTTGGTGACTCTACGACAAGACCTACACCAGCATCTGGTATGATTCGATTCAATAACGTTGATGGACAGTTTGAAGGTTACGACGGTGTTGCATGGTCAGGCCTTGGTGGTACAATTGACTTAGACCAAGATACTCGTATTGAAGCTGAAGATACAGCTGGTGATGACAACGACGAATTAAAATTCTTTACAGGTGGAACTCTTTCCGCTAAGTTTGATGCTAATGAAGCTAACTTTTATGGTAACGTAGTAATTGCTGGTAATATTACCGTAGGCGATGC